AAATAACTATAATAATCATCTAATGTATCTAACGAGAACGGTTCTTTCTTATTAGTTTTGACATTATACCAATACTTGTCAAATCTACTCAATCCTTTAACTACTTCCTGCATCATTTTAGAATGTACTTGCCCTATCATTAACGGTGAACGGTTCAGCCTAGTTTTAAAAAACCATAACATCATGGATAAAAGTTTATTACCCCTGTGTTCAGGACTGACATAAACATCATCGATGATGTTATCATTATCAGATAGTGAGCAACAAGCAATTAGGGTTGTATCATTCCACATAGAATAATAAATTCCGTCTTGTAAAACCTTATAGTTTTCTATGTCGGCTATATGCTTTCCGTGTTTATACCAATGATCTTTGTTCTTGTTTGCAAATTGTTCTGCTTGTAGCGAAAGATCCGGACCTTTCATGGTCATTTCAGAAATTTTCATTAGAGGTTTCCAGTATTCGGTTATTGGTTCTTCTTCGTTATTCAGTTTACACGTCTTTCTGTTTACAGTTATCACCGTGCCAACGAGAATAGTTACTGGGACCAAAAGTTTTATGACAATGTGGGCAAATTTTCTTTAAGTCTTCTCTGTTATTAGGATTATTTTTTGAGAACTCTTCTTTCATCCTAACAGCAACTTTATCACCGAATCCTTCTGGTTTAGATACACCTTTTTGCTTTATTGAACGTTTTATCTTTTGTTCTTCGCTCATTGGTCCCTTAGGTTTTCCCTTGAGTGCTAAACTTTGTTTCAATTTGGTTTCTTCAGAGCGTTTTTGTCCAGTTACTTTAGCGATTCTTTTTAACTGTCCTTCAGCCTGTTTAACAGGATCTATCTTTCTGTTGCGTGTTCTTTCTCTATGTTTTTCTAACTCTTCACCTTCAAGTTTTTGACCTTTGTTCCAAGCTGGTTTACCTTTCATTCTTTCTGAATGAGTTTTTGCGTGTGCTATCCGATGTTTTTCATATGCTCTAGTTATGATACGTGAGTGGTATCTTTGCTGAAACTCATTTTCAGCGTTCATCCCATTAAACGCATATGACATCTTGACGCGGTCTTCTCCTTCAGTCATCTTTAACAATGCCCAATGACAAAGTGCGTGTTCTCTTCCTGTTAGCCACACCTTATTATCTTTATCATCATTGCCTCCCATTGAACTAGGAATAATATGATGTCGTTCTTTGTATTGCCCTTTTGGCAATGTACGATTTTTTGCTTTCTCAATAAGGAGCATGTAGTGTTTAGTATATTTATTTTCTTTGAACATAATATCACCTTTCAGTAATATTATTTATCATAACGGAATAAAAAGCAATAGAAAAGGGGACATTTCTGTCCCCTTTTCCACCTTGTATAACTTTCTAACAGTTATCACTGTAACGTGATCTATTGGAATGTTAAATTTTGGACCGCAATTTCGCCAACGTAGTCAGCCGCATTACCAAACGAACTCGCGGTATTCGTCAATTCGATGTAGCCATATCTGGTCATGAATGAAACGACTGGCTCGAAAGTAGTCGGATCAAGAACGACGCCAGATGACATCAACGGAATGTATGGGCAGTAGAATGCTGCTGCGTCAGTTTCCGAAGAACCCTTGTAGCCTACGAGTACTGGCTGAGTGTCTGGAGCATAGCTGTTAACGAAAACGCGCATTGCACCGTTCAAAGTACCAACGAACTTAGTGTTAGTTGGGGCTTCGAAAGTACCTTCAGTAGTACGTGCGAAAGCTGAAGTAGTTGCTGACTGAAGAACAGTCAAGGAAGCTGGAGATACAACAGCCCAGTTACCTGCACCACGACGAGTGCGTTGTGCGATCAAGTTAGCAACACGGTTGATGAGTACTGCAAGAGCAGCGTGTTCGTCACCAACGTAAGTAGCTGTACCTGATACAGTTGCTTGGTTGTAAGTATATTCAGTTGACGCAAGAGTTGCGAGTGAGAGCAAGATTTCTTGGTCGATTTCAGCAGTGATTTCTTGTGCAAGTGCTGCCATGATTTCTGCTTCAACGTCAATCCCGTGTTGTGATTGTGCGTCTTGTGCAGCTTCGAAAGTCCAGCGAGCTTGTAGCTTACGTGACTTTGCTTCAACAGCTTGTCTCAAGATTTGTACTGAGATTTGCTTTCCGCCATTACCTTCTAGAGAAGCAGTGTCGGCACCAGTGTAGTAGCTAGTGGAGGTTGCATCATTAGGAACGCGAGAATAGGCTTGCGCGATCTTGAATGGTGAAAGTGCTTCTTCACCAGCAGTTACAGAAGTTGCTGCTGCTGAGTTGTCAGTCAAGCTATTTGCATAGCGAACACGAAGGGTGTGAATCTGACCGACTGGGCCGGTCATTGGTTGCACGCCAACAAGTTCGTTAGCAATAACAGTAGGCATAACACGTCGAATTACTGGAAGAATAACGCGATTTAGAGTTGCGATATTACCAGCAGTTGTAGTGCCAGCTGAAGATTCAGCAAGAAGCTGCTTCTTCGTATTTTCAAACAATACGTTCATAGTTGAACGACGATTGCCTTTTAAGCCTTCAAGCAGGGCGCTTTTAGTTTCGTCCCAACGGCTTTCTAAGAGTACTTTTGACATTATGTATATTCTCCTAAACTATGTCTAATTAAAGCCCTGCCAGACGCTTGATGTCGATTACATTGTCTGTTTCAGACATATCGACTTCTTGTACTGTATTGGCAGTTTTATTACCAGTTGCTTCTACAATAACAGACTTAGAAGGCTTAGCTTCTGAACCTGTATTAAGAACGGCTGGCAAATACTTATCGAATGCGTTCTGTAGCTTTGCTGTTTGAACGCTTTCTAGTAAAGTCTTCATCACTTGAGCCTTTTCAGCGTTGAGACTTGACAATAGATTACCCATTACCTTCTCACGTTGATTTGATTCTTTAATGATACGGACTTCACGATCCTTTGATTCTACTAACTTAGTTGCTTGTGCAAGCTTAGCTGTAGCTTCTGAGAGTTGACGGTCTTTGGCTGCAAGTGCCTTCATTACTTTACGATTTTCAGCCTTATCATTGAGATAAGTTACTGAGAATTCGCTAGCGAATGATTCGAAAATCTTGCGGCCGAAGCTGTTTTCTCTAGCAGATTTGATGTCTTCTTTAAGTTGTGATAGTTCACCCTTAAGTTGATTTCCAACAAGACCGCTAACCTTCTTAGCGCTTTCGGCAATAAACTTTGCCTTGAGTGCTTCAAGTTGCTTGCGACCTTCTGCAACGAGCTTGACCTTAGCTTCTACTACTGCTTGTCTATCAACAGCGAATTCTTTGATTTCTCTTGATAGGGCGTGAACAATGAATTGTTCTAGCTTCTTTTGGTTTTCCATTTGAACCTTGCGATCAGCACGTAGTTCGCGGATTTCTTCGGCTAGCTTAGTAACCATGAAATCGTTGAACTTGGTTGCGTTTTCACGTAGTTTCAATTGAGACTTTACGCGGTCTTCGTTCATTGCTTGTCTTTCAGCGTTAAATTCTGCAATTTCTTCTGAAAGATTTTCTGTCATCATCTTATCTAGGGCTTCTACCATGACGTTACGATCATGCTCGTAACGTTGTGCAAATTCTTCATGAAGTTCTGCACGAACCTGAGCGCGAGCCTCAGTTAACTTAGATTCCCAGGCTTCGTTAAGTTCTCTGCCTACGTCTTCGTTAATGAGTCCACTTTCAAGTAATGGTTTGATAGCATCTAGCATATCTGTGATCCCTTTATTATAACTTTAGATCATTGATGAGGCGTTTTACTTCCTCAGCCAAGTATCTTTGGACTTGTTTGTTGCCTTGAGCGTCTTTAGCAATCTCTAATACTTTATGTCCGTACTTCATGTTCTGAAGACCTTCATAAATTGCCTTAGGATATGCATTCGGAGCACTCGGTTGAGCAACGATATCTACAGTGATTATTTCAAAGTCACTGACTCGACCATCCATATCGTTAACGTTGCCGCTACCTCTACTGGACACACCGAGCTTCACTCCTGATTCCAACATTGTTCTTACGAGTTGACCCATTGGAGTAGGAAGAATCTTTAGTTTACCATAACCGTTTGGTCCGTCCATATACATATGAGTGATCATATGAGAGACACGGTCTAGGTTTATTTTTAGATCGTCTGGGTGATCGACTTCACCAAGCACCGAGTAACCCTCGTGTATTTGCTTGTTGAGAGTATCTACCGCAGTTTCAATTTCGTTGACGGGGTAAATACGCTCATTTGCGTTCTTAATTCCGCCCATGATGAAAATACCTTTCATGTAGAGCGTCTTAAGATCGGTGCCCTCATCCTTGACTGATTCGACCACCATACTAGCGCGATCAAAGGTCAAATTTTCTCTTAAATATAGAGCCATTATAACACCTCTTTTGGTTTGCATTCAGAAGCGGGTTGTGGACTCACATACCTACCGTAAAGTGGCACGTGAGTCCAACCATAGAGATTCGGGACTGATTTTACGTTTGCCCGATTCTCACTTCTGATGTACAAAGCCATTTGCTCTCAGATTCCTTATCGTGTTGGTCTACGAGCAGGAGCACGCTTGCGTGATTCTGCTACTGGGCTCTTGGTGTTTTGACCGTCATCACCGTGCTTTGGCTTAGGTGCTGCGCTCAAATCTTGTGACTTCTTTCCTGGTACGTTCTTGAACTGTCCTGCGCCCTTAAGATCCTTAGTAGGAGGAGCAGTACGACCCTTTTCATTACCGTCAGCAAACTTTACTGGCTTGCTGTCCATTCCAGCTTGTCCTGAATTGAAAGTAGTTGGGCTCTTAGTGTTCTGACCATTGTCACCGTGAGTTACAGAAACCTTCTGAAGCTGAACTGCTTCCATCATGTCTTCTGCATCTTCTTCGTCTTCGTCGCCGAAATCTTCTTCGTCGCCGAAATCTTCTTCGTCTTCGTCGCCGAAATCTTCTTCGTCGCCGAAGTCTTCTTCTTCGCCTGAACCCATGATTTCTTCAAACTCTGCCATCAATTGGTCGAGCTTGTCTTCGATGCGAATTACTGCATCTTCAATTTCTTCGTGTTCTTCGCTTTCGTCGTGTTCTGCTTCTAGGTCGTGAGTGAAGTCTTCACCGTCTTCTTCAGCTTCATCATCAAATTCGATGTCGCTTTCGTCTTCTTCGGTAACACCTTCTTCTTCGGCGTTGATTTCGTCAAGTAGATCACCTACTTGTCCGCCCATACCTTCGTCCATATCATCGTCATCTTCTTCGGCCATAATTGACTCAAAGATTTCGCGTGACTTTTCTACTACGATTTCGTGAAAGAGTTCTGATGCTTGCTCGTGATCTTCATTGATTACGAGGTTGATCATTTGTTCGTATTTTCTGATATCCATTAAATTGTCTCCTGAATAGAAATGGCTTTGTATATTATACTTATGCAGTGAGACAAAAAACACCGTATTAAGTAGTCTTTTTTGCGTTTTTGGCGGTGCTATACAAAATAAATATGGAGAAAGATAAATAAAGATGTAGTTCACGGTGCGCTAACACCCAACTACTCTAATGCTATAAGGAGCAATCAGCATGTGTATTTATTGCGGCACTACCAAATACCGTAGAATCTACGAACAACACAACGGACCTATTCCAAAAGAAGAGAATGATCGATCATATGAAATCCATCACATAGACGGTGATCATTCAAATAATGACCCGATAAACTTGAAGTGTGTAACTATTCAAGAACATTATGATATTCATTATTCTCAAGGTGACTACGGTGCTTGTTTTTTACTAGGTAAAAAACAAAAAGTTTCACCTGAAAAACTATCCGATTTGAATAGGCTACAGAACTTAACCAGAATACAGAATAATACCCACAACTTGATCAAAAGGGCAGATGGTAGTTCACATGCGTCGGACAGGGTAAAAAACGGAACTCATCATTTCTTAGACAAAGAAGCCGCAAGTCTCAGAGGAAAAAAACGAGTAGAAAACGGAACTCATCATTTCTTGAAACAAAACAGGTCACTTGCTTTTGTAGATAAAGTTAATCAACCTGTATATAAATGGAAACACGTAAAAACTGGTGAAATAGAAATTTTAACAGCAAAAGATTTCATGATCAAACATGATTTATCAAAGTATCAAGGGAACATAAGTTGGTTAATAAGTGGTAAACATAAATCGGTTAAAGGTTGGATAGTAATACGAGATTGACGAGTTTCTCCTATATAAATAGGACAAACGTCTCCTTCATATTCAGGTTTTACGATAACTAGATGCTAGGTGCCCCGGCCGCAGCGTCAGGTTTAGCACCATACTGTTTACGTAACTTTTCTAGGTACTGTTGCTTCTCGAATGTTCTTACATCCAGCATTCTACGAAGCTTTCGAATCTGTCTAAGCGTCAACTTAGTCTTGCGTGACGTTCTATACACAGGTCTGCTGTTGTCAGAATTTACATCCTGTAGACCATTGACCGGCGGACTAAAAATATCTTCTAAAAGCATGACACCCTCATCAATATATTTATCATTATGATAAATATAAACGTAGTTCGCGGGTCAGCAAACCCCAACTACTCTAATGCTATCTTAGGAAACATCAGCATGACTATTTATCTATACAAGAAAACCCATAACATAACTGGATTAAAATACTTAGGTAAAACCGCACAATCTAATCCATATAAGTATCCAGGATCCGGAAAAATGTAGAGGTCGCATATAAAAACACATGGGTATGATGTTACTACTGAAATATTACGAGAGTGTCACTCTAAAGAAGAGGTAGCAGAATGGGGTTATACTACTCTAAACTGTGGAATATAGTAGACGAGCGGGATAAGAATGGGAAGAAAACGTGGGCTAATCTAAAGTTTGAAGAGGGCGACGGAGGTGCAACTGTTTTTGGTGACAGCCATCATTCTAAAACTATTGAATTTAAAAATAGAATTGATCACGCATGGACTCCCGAAAAAAGAAAAAAACAAGGTGATCTGTCTCGATCACGATTTTCGCACATGTCTACTGAAGACAAAAAACATATAAGAAAAAAAGCAATCGACACTAGAACTAAAAATAACCCAGATTGGAGGAAAGACTTATCTGATAGAATGTTAGGGAAAACAATCCTTCAAAATCTAAAGAAGTAATAGAAAAGATAGCAGAAAGTAAATCAAACTGGAATGACTCCTTTCGAGAATATGTAATCAGTAAAAATTCTGGAATTAATCATTACAGAAACAACCCTAATTACAAATCAACTCAATTTGGAAAGGGGCACCCTAATTATAACCCCAATGTATACTCATTTAAAAATAAAAATACACTAGAAGAAGTTAGAATGACAGTGTTTGATTTTATAAAAACATACAACCTACATCAAGGAAATGTAAGTTTATTAATGTCTGGAAAAAGAAAATCTGTACGCGGGTGGATGTTATCTTAGAAGCCGCCGCCCGGAGTTGCTCCAGGTCCGCCCATTGCTGATGGTTCTGCTGCTACATCGCCGCCTGAAACTGGCCCAGCAGTTTCCGGTGCTTCACCTTCCTGTTCGGAATTCTCAATCTGATCCGCAGTATTCATATCAGCATCAAAGTCTCCGCTGGATACACCTATGTTTCTAAGATCAGCACCCTGTGGTTCGCTAGTGACTTCTTCTCTGTTTTCTTCTTCCCAGAGCTTTTCGTTCTTCTTGATTTCTTCTTCTGAAAGACCTAAGAATCTTTCAAGGTTGAAGCGCTTTGACATGTATGGAATAGCATCCATAGCAGAGAACACTGATACTCGTGCATTATCTAACTCACTCTGACGGTAGGCTGCAAAGTTTTGCGGAGGATTAAAAGTTAGTTGGAAAAGACTAGTATCAATATTGAAGCCTCTCCAACGCAAGAATAACTTAAACTCTTCATCCAGCTTCAAGCAGATATAATTCTGAAGTCTTTCACAGTATTGATTGAATCTAAATTCTTGAATCATCGCTGTGCCGACACGACCATCGTTCATGGGTGTAGTATTGTCGTCGGGACCAGTTGGTAAGTATGAAGACGGAACACGAAGTCCACGGGCAAGACGATTATTGAAGTACTTCAAGTCATCGATTTCACCTAGATTTTGTCCGCCCGGCAGAACTTCAACAGATGATCCACGTCCTTCTGCTGTTACAGGGAAGAAATAGTCTTCGTTCATTGAGTTCTTTACAAATATACCAGCGTCGATAGCAAACGTATGATAATCATGCCATTGATGACGCCCATCAATAGTTATAGTTCCAGTGTCTCTGTTACTTACCTTTTCAATCTTTACAATTCTATGGTTAAAATTGTCAATTTCTTTTACAAAATGTTTCCAATTTTTATATCCAAATTTAGAAAGAAGTCTGTCTAACTTACTGTACCCAAACTTATTAAAGTCTATTTTACATTGTGCATTTTTATAATCCAATGGTGATGAATTAGCATTCTTAACCAAACTCAATAAGGTGCTATCATTATCACACCACTCCAGTACCTTATTTTTATTTTTATTACCTTGCTTAACCTGTTCTGCTACTCGTTGTACCATATCAAATGTCAAGATCAGTGGTTGATTTTTAATTTTAACTCTCTTTTCACAATTTGCACGAACTTTTTCCAAACCAACTGGATTACGATCAAAGTACTCTTTGCGCACTTGTTGCATACTAGATTTATATTTAGCCGCAGTTATAGGATCGTTCTTTCTAGCCCATACAGCTTTTTGTTGCGCTGCTCTAATGTTCCAAAGACCGATTAGACGTTCTTCTTCGGTCATATTTTCCCAATTTTCTTTTAGAGTGGCCGAAGTTTTAGACGTTATCTGCTTTCTATATTCATCTGACATCGTTTCCCAAAATTCTTTTTTCTGTGCAGCATGATATAAAACATGATCTGTTTTGTTCATGAATACTAGGTTTTTGGGTTCGTTATTAAATCTATTGTTATCTTTATGATGAATAACTGTTCTAGGTGCCATTGCGTATTCAGTTAGATAATTAAATTCTTGGTGCTTTCCTAAATTTCTAAAGAAATCCCCGACCATCCGATGAGTCCAAATCCATTTTTTACTCTCATGGTCCCATACCTGCTGGTAATCATTGGTTTTTCCGCCTGAAATATTTTTATTTTGAGTATTGAACGCAATTAGACTATCATTTTCAGTTAAATGTTGTGCTTCTACAAAGCCTTTATCAAACACAGGTATTTTATGGTCTGGTGTACAAACTAATGTTTTGCCGTTATCAAAAGTAAGTTTAATTACTTCTGTGTTTTTTCTAGTAATGCCAGCCCAATTAATTACTCCAGGTACTACTCTACCGGTTACTGGATCGCAGCTATACGCCCAATTTTCTTTTCCAGCTTCAAATTCAGTGATTATTTCTTGTAAAGACAAGGTTCTTCCATCTAAAAGTGGAATTTTAGTTTCTAAATCCAAACATAAAGGGTTATAAGAGGCGTCCACAATCGACTGTCCACCGTACGGTGAGGGAATTCTACGCTGGTGAATTTCGTTCTTTACTCGCTCAACAAATGCCATTGCTAAGTGACTTGGCATGTTACCAACATCGATCTTAAACATTCTACGTTCAGGTGCACGCTGCACACGATAGATAAGAACCGCATCTTCTAGTAGTTCTTTTTGCTTATAGACCTTAAAGATGTTTTCCAGTATAGATTGACCAAAAGGCCAAAATCTATCTAATCCTTCAGTTAAGGACAAGTGTACAATATGCTTACTGTCTACTGCTGATTCACTCTGACCTAATGTAAAACGACTTCCAGTCGTATTATATGGCATTGCCGGAACAGTGTACGGGGTGTTAGTTCCGCCGCCACTACCACCTAAACCAGTTGCTGGGTTCGCAGCAAAGTCAGTATTGGTTTTCTGTGCTACTGATAAGTTTTGTAGATTGATATTGATGTCTTTGATGACATACTGTTCCGGCTTCTTGCCCTCAGATTCGTTGACGATAACCTTAATGACCTTAACCATATCAACCCAGTATAGCTTAAAGTTTTCTGGGTCACGAACAAATACTTGGTCACCATACTTGACAACGTTTCTGAAAATCTTAAACATTCTCACGTCGAATTCATTTAGCTTGCACCACTGTTGTAGCTGCTTACCTAGCAATTCTACTTCACGTGGCGTAGGTTCTCCTTTGAATTCAAACGCAAACGGTGTCTTGTTATGTTCATTTCGCTGTGTAGAGAACTCTGCTATGATGTCCAAACAAGCGTTGATTTCAGCATCAACGTCCATCATTTCGTATTGATTGTATCGTTCGATTCTGTTGGGGTGACCAGTGTAGACTTCCGGTAGTCTACTTTGATAGTTTTTGTATCCAAATTCAGTATTGTTCCAACCACCAGTTGGCATACCGTTTTGTCCAGGCGACCCATTCCATGCTCCGGCATTACTGCTCGCACCAGAGATAGGACTCGAAACACCACTCTTGTTTAGAAATTTCTTCTTGTATCCAGACATATGAACCAGTTCTCTTAATCTAATATTTAGTGCTATGCCATTGAATTACGTAATAACTTAGTCTGTGTACCGTGACTACTTTCAAGGACGGAGATTACTTTATCTAATTTATTTGCCATCATTCCAAACATTTCCGCTGTAATTTCTCCTGAATTACCAGAAGAATGAGGGTGTGCGGTTTTACCTTTAACTATAGTTTCTATTGCGGCCGCGTCAGTTGCAGGTGTTTTAGCTAATTTCATAAGCAAAGAATCTGGTCCTAAAGGTGCAACCAGTTCGCCGCCGTGCAATGTAGCCGGATATCCAGACAATGGCCCATCAAACATTCCACCGTTTCTAGCTTGTAATTTTCCTTGTCTAAGTAGTGAAATATCCTCTTGCGCCCGACGCCCTACTTGTCCTGCCCACTTACTAGAAGATAATTGTGCGGCCGCGCCTTCAACATCACCAGCCGAAAGTGCAGCAGTTAAATGTGGCCACTTTTTGTACCAAGACGGGCCCATATTAAATGTCAAGTCTGTTAGCGCAGCTTGGCCTTTTTCATTTAATTTGTTGAATCCCGGAATATTGCTAGCAGCTTGTTTATGCTTGCCGAAATCCTGCTGGTAAAGTTTCATGACTTCATCCTTAGAGAACTCACGATTCCATTCAGGTGGTAAAGTACTACCGTCACCGATCAAATGACCCACCCCAATTGTCCATTTACCTAAGGAGTCTTTATATGGTTTAGTACGCACTCCTTCATGTCCTGCAATTAGATCCATTACCCAATTTCCAAATGACCCAATTGCACCTGCGGCGGCGCC